CCATTGATTAGAACAGGGAGATCTGCAATACGGACACGGTGCCCAACACGCCTCTCAAAAACCAGCCTGTTACAGGCAAGATTGATGATGCACAGTATGGGAAACGAAAAGATGCTTCCCATCAACTGGCCTCTTCTCTGAGGTATGCTGACTGAGCCTTTTCCAACCGTGAAACCCTTCTCTATGAAGGGGTCCGTACAAATCCCGAACCCGGAGGGTAGGGTGTAACACAGAGTGGTGTCACACATGTTCGATTCGACGAGTTTTGCAACCGCCGGATCTTCGAAAACATGTTGACACACAAATCGTGTTACTTCTTGATGGATCGTATTCGTTGCGCCGCGGTAATCACCGCTATTGAGCAAGTTGCCACCAGGGAATGGATGATTAATCAGCCACTCCACATGGGATGCATTCATTTGCTCGCCAATGAGCGCGAACTGAGGAAAATTTCTTAATTTCTTCCACATGGCCATCTGGATGTCTTTCCAGATGCTGTTTAGAAGAAAATTTCCCTTAGTGATAGGCCGAACCTTGAGCGGTTCTTTAATGCCCACGAATTCCACCCGATGTTTATCGGGGTCGACTTCGATCCACACAAGACCTCCACTGACTCCACGTTGGTTGCGCACCCGGAAAACATTGAGTTCCGGAAGCTCGTACGCAGCTAGCCTGTCTATAATTTGTTGTGCTTCGGAGAGATTAGCGATCTCTTCCGCATCGTCATTATAAACGCGTTCATATCGGAAAGCGGCCATAGCGATCTCTCTGAGATCGATAACCGTTTCGAACGCGGAATGACTTTGCGAGTCTGCTTTGACACAGATAGATTCGTCACCTATCTGAACAGACTCCTCAGGCACAACCACAGGTCTTCGCCGGCCAAGCTCCAGGGCAAAGCCCCTGGCGCCACCTAGCTTCAACGCTTGAGAAGTACAAGAACCTGCGGTCGTATGTCCGCGGAACCTCTCGTATTCCTCAATGTCAGTGGTCTGGATCCTCAAGTCCACACATGTCCTTCTAAGACTGTCCAAGAACTCAATATTCCATTGGAATTTTGGCTTTTCGCCGAGTTCAGACATTGTCTTGAGAACCTCATCAACAACCTTGTCATCCGAAACGGATGGTAGGCCTTTCTTGATACCATTAAGAACGGTAAATAAGATGTTGAGTGAGTGTTTGGAGCAGTTATGGCTCCGGAACATGTGCTTTTTGAGGCACCTTAACATTGCAGGAGGAAGGAACAACCCGTCGTCATGGACGATGGTATCCTTCCGAGTGGGCATGCCTTCCGGCAAATCCCACCTGTTTCCACTGTATCGCGCAAAGAACCATGTTAAGTGGTACTTAATCTCGTCGAGCCAATATGACTCTCCGAGGGCGACTATCGGTAGCCACCATGAGATAATCTTTCTCATGCTGGTCTTAATTCCGATTTCGTCTGCAAAGATATGCAGGACAGTAGCAATGTGAAGGGTCTGTCGAGTAACGTCAAGAAGGCGTCTCTTCAGAATCCCCCTAGTCATGTGAGCAGTAAGACCTGGCTCACTAGGGAGTAGATAGGCTAGGATATCTACTCTCTCTTCCCTTGTCAAAGGGACGCCGCAGCGGCTGTTTATCGTCGCCTCTAATAACTCCGGGTTGCGTAGCGGATCCTTACGGATTCGTAGCGCCCGGTAGAGGGAGACGTCGGCTTTTGCTGCGACTTCACGTGTCAGGTCCCGAGAGGTTACCAAAAATTCCTCCTGGGCACTGATACAGGCTTTGCGTGAAAACTTACACTTTGATGTATATATGTTTTCGC